GACTTTGAATTGCGCCACCATTGGGTGTTTGGTTTTGGATTCCCACCAGGTTGATCCCTGCCATTTAAGCGGTGCATTCTTGCCCAATGTCCAGGTGTTTGTCCCAGTCGTATCCATTGAGCCGTCAGGCAACAAGCGAGCCAATCGGATTTTGACCCACTTGGGGCGCTTTTTACAGTCAAGGTGCAACTGCGCAAAGAATAACGAGCGATCGCCACCGATCTCAAACGGGTCACACCCAGCAAAGGTTGTCCACTTGCCAGACTTGTAAGACTGATTATCGGTTGCCTTGCATAGTCCGGACGATTTGGCTTGAGCAGCTGCAAAAGGTTGAGTCCCTTGACCCATCACTGGTGTTGCGAGTAAGACAAAGACAGCCCCGATGATGATCGAGGTGCGCTTCACTTTTTCTTTGCGCTCTGTCCAGCAGTGATTGCACTGTCCATCTCTGATTGCGTTAGTTTGCCATCATCGATCAAGCCCTTGGCGGTTTCCCGTAGCACAACTACCAGTGGCAATAGTGCTGCCATAAGTGCGCCCTTGATTGGCTCAATGCCTACACCAGCGGATAGGCCAAATGTTGCTAATCCCTCATATGCAATAAGTGCGATCACGCGCACTGCAAAAGTCTTGTATTTGCTCATGCTTCTAAAATCGCTTTCGGATCAATGTCAGTGCCAGCCGACCAGCGGATGTTGTCGCGCATTTCAAAGTGTAAGTGAGGGCCAGACGAATTTCCTGTAGATCCTGATTCCCCAACGATCTGACCCTTGGTAACGGTTTGACCAGGCTTGATGCGCACCTTGTTTAAGTGTGCATAGATTACCCAGCCACCAGCAACCTTTTGGACAACTTGATTTCCGTAGGCTTTGCCCCAGTTGGCGTTTTCAATCTTGCCTTCAGCTACTGCTAGGACTGGAGTACCGGTGGGTACTGCAAAGTCAACCCCTGTGTGATAGCCCTTTGACCACATCTTGCCAGCCTTTTTGTAGGCGGTTGTAATCTTGCCGTTCTTAATTGGTAAGGCCATGAGTTGCCCTTTCGTGTCATGGCCCTGTGGTTAAGTTTTATTCTGCTGTTAAAGGTACATAAGCGGCTTGCGCTGCTTCGTATGTTTCAAATTCCTCATTTGTCATTTCGCGAACTTCGTCATCAATTTGAATTAGTGGGTTTGTCATTAACTTATTCCATATCCATAGACGTAAATTGTGCCACCGGTCAAAGTTCCGGTGGTTGGTGTGATGGTGAAATCAGTATAAGATGTAGCGGTTTTATGTATGCCGCTATCTGTTCCTGTTTCTGTTTCGCCAATATAAGCCTGCGATGTTCCCATGCGGGTGTATTTTGCTAAAAATGGACTTTGTAAATCTACATTCATATAAATACCATTTGCGCCGCAACCACCAGCCCAGCCAAAATGCGGCGATGTATTTTGAGCAGCACCGCCAACTGTTGCGCTTGTGTAGTTACCATAAATTAAAAATTCATTGTATGTTGTGGTGCTTGCGCCTAATTTTAAAGCAACGGCTGTTGTGGCTGAACCTACACCACCATTGACAATGATCTTGTAATTTTCGTATGTGGCACTAAAAGCATTTGTAACATTTACGCTAGATACGCCAGATCCGATTGTTTGTTTCTTAATTAGACGTAAGCCAGGATAAGCACCGCCAAGGGCAGTGAACAAAGTGGTATCAACATCGGTTGCCAATGTCTGAATAGCAGTCGCGCCATCCTTAACATAGTCAGTCGAGGTTGGATAATCAAAAAGGTAGTTCGTTGTTTGTCCAGCCATTTATAAATCCTGCCATTCTGTCGTACTTGGAGTATACCCTGCCCAAGTTGTGGTTGCTGGTATTTGATACCAGATTACGGATGAGTAAGTTTCGGAATATGCCGAGCAAGTCAAAGTCAATTCGGCTGTGTATCTGGTTAGATTCCATGTCCAGCCCTCGACAAAGCCATCGAAAGTTGTGCCAAATACTGCTGGCAATGATTCGGTGTTTATGCGTAGCCCGTTATAGACGGCAGCTAGTGAATCGCGCTTGGCATCGGTAACCGTTGGCGAGTGCAATGGGATCGTGATCTGCTCGGGATACATTCTTGGGTAAGCGCGTGACTCAATGAAATCGGCGGCCTGTGCTTGGGCATCTGACAAGTTGTGCAACTGTGTTGTTCGAGATCCTGACAACTGGCCATAGAGAATAACCGATTGCTCATCTCTGGCGTTGGCTGTTCCTGCCCGGTATGTCACATTCGCATCGTTTACAATTTCGCCCCATTGTGCCGCGGTGCGTAGCCCTCGGGCGAGTATGTCATCGGCTGTGAGTGTTAATGGGGTTGCGCTGGCTCGGGCTTGATAGTCGTCATAATGCAAATCACCATCGCCACCCTCCCAAAGCACACCGCGACCCGAGTTAGCAGCTGCTGTGGCCAAAGTGTAAGCATCGGCTTCGCCACCGCTGTATGCCTGCAGTTCGTATTGTCCAGGCACGTCGACATTGGCTGTCAGGTTATCGACCAAGGCTTCATTGGTTGCATCGTAACTTGCCCATGTAACGCCATTAGGCAGGTCTGACCATTTGATGGTTGCGCCAACATCTGACCACGATTGCAAAAATGCTTCACTAAGGATGTTTAAGATTCGAGTGCCGTCAAATTCTTTGGCGTAATTGCTACCGCCTACCAAGTGGCGATTCAGCTGTGAAAGTGGGCCAACTGCAGTGATGGAATAAACGGCGATCGATCCATCTGATCCGTAAGACTGCAACGAAATGTCAATGTCCGAAATGATGCCGTTAAAAATCTCTTGTGTGCCTGATGTTCCCTTGTCAATGGCAACGGATACCGACTGACTTAGGGCCACGTTTAAAGGCTCACTGGCATCTGTCCAAAGGCTAATTGATGCGTAGCCAGGCTGCGGCTGTGTGGTTACATCATCACGCCCACTGCGGATTGAGATCGATGAGATCGTGTTGTCCGCGTAAGTTGTAGCCCCTGCGAAAGTGACTGTCGGATACGGATCGTATGTTGTCACAGTGTTGCGCCAACCAGATTGATCGCACCGGTACGGCGTGATGAGTCTTGAAGTAGGCGTTCGATGCTACGGCGAGCAGACTCACCATCGATCACACCGTTCATGATTATTGTCACGCCTGATCCTGCGCCATTGTCCGGACGAATTGAACCAGAACCACTTGGCACAAACATTTCAGGGCCAAACTCGCCTACTCGGTATGCGCCACCTGCCATGACAGGGCCACCAGCTGCACGTGAGCCTGATGTGTCTGAAACAAAGTTGACTGCGCCAGCTAATCGGGTAACTGGGTTCATAAAGTTTTTTAGCCAGTCTGGGACTTTATTGTAAAACTTGAAATACGACTCGTATGCCCGAGTCACCAAGTTAATGGCATTGGCAAAAGTTTCCATTGCGCTGGCCATTTTTTCTAAAGTAGATACGCCAGTTTGAGCATCTGGGCTGCCTATTTCATCAAACAACTTTCCAAAAGCATTTGCAACGGTTCGCAATGATCCGCCTAGGCTGTATGCGCCGTCACCCTCAAATCGCCCTGCAAGTTCTCTTGCCCGAGTGCTTAAGCCTTGAGGATCCTCGCCACTAAAGCCCTTGGCAACCATGTTGACTTGCTCTAGTAAAACTTTAAGTGTTGGCAACAATGCCACACCGATTGATTCTTTAAGTTCCCCTACACGCTCTGTGACAATAGCCAACTGGCCAGCATAGGTTTCTGTATTGGCCTTAGCTGCGCCACCAAATAGCCTGACCAATTCGCCCTGGACTAGGTTAAAGTCACCGGACTTTTTGATTGCATCATCAAGTGGGATGCCTAACTTTGTGAGTGCGCCTATGTTGCCTGTGTAAGCCTTGGAAAGTGTGAGCGATACTGTTTCAAGATCTCGACCAGTTGCCGCGCTAATGTCCATTGCAAGATTGGTTAGTTGCTGGGCTTTGCCTACATCACCAGTGGCTCGGGCAAGGTTGGCAAGTGCTGGGCGCAACTTAGTATCGGCTACGCCAAAGGCCAACTGTTGCTTTGTGATGTAATCCTCGGTACTGGCAATTTGGGCATCCGTGGCGTTAGTGGTGTTCTTAAGTGCTTGAGCCAATTTAACTTGGGACTGCTCATCCTCGATGGCTGCCTTAACTCCATCGACACCAATCTTGACCGCGTATGCTGCGGCGGCTGCGCCAGCAACAACAAAAGCAGCTGCGGCCATTTTGCCGTACTTGCCTAGGCTCTTTGTAAAGCCTTTTGCATCGTTGTCGGCCTTGGCCAAACTGCGACCAAACTGATCTACATCAGCAAGCAAATTAAGTTTGAGGGTTCTCACGTCAGCCATTGTCAGACCACTTTTCTATTACTCGCCGATTGACTGCATCTTTCCATCGCTTTGTCAGTTCAGGTTGAATGCGTTTAAGTGTTGCAAAAATTCCATAGCCAGCATTACCCCGACCTTGTGCAGGTGAGCGATCAGGAAAGCGGCGACCACCATTAGCAAATGGCGATGGGCCACCAAACTCCGAGCCAAACAAAACTTGTCCGGAAACTGCACCGCCACTAAATCGGCCTTTACTGCCACCGATTGTGACGTTTGGTATGCGGTCTTTATTGGCTCGAATTGTAGCTGCTACTTTTTGGGCTTGGGCTGGCAATGGATTAAGGTTGTAACTCGATTGCATCTCAGTTGCCGACCATGCGCTGATGCTTGTTACATCATCTTTAAGGGCTTTTTTTGCGCCCTCATCCATCTCACGAAATGCCTTGTAAAGCGATTTAAGATCACGAGAATCAGGAGTCATCTTGACGGTTACTTTGTCAGCCATGACCATTCCTTTCTCGTATAAGCGTGACCGCTGTGCTAATGTCTGCGAGCGACCACTCCATCAGGTCTGCCAAGGGAATACCGGTGGATACTGCTATGCGCACCAGTGCATCCCTTAGTTCTCTTTTGGGCTTTCCTCGACCACCTCAAACGAGTCAAACTCATTAGTTACCCAGGCTTGCTGGCTTGGCATTTGGGTTTTTCCCATAGCCTTGGCGGCCTTAAATAACATACAAGTAATTACGTCTAACGAGCCTTGGCTCATTTTTTCAGCTGCTTGACTGACTGTGTAACCGAGTTCTCTTTCGATCTCGATCCAAAGCCAAGCCGAGTTATCGCTCACTATGTAGTTGTTGCCCTGTTTTGTTTTAATTTCGTATTGCATAATGGTTGCCCTGTTCTATTCGTTACGCTCTGGTGACCGATCCATCCTCAACAACAAAGCTGAGGCTGGTGGTTAGTACGTCAGTGGCTGCGCCACCAACGGTTGGAAAGACTGGGAATAGGTTGCCAGTAAATGTGTCACCGTTGACGTCAAAACTGAATGCCAATGCGGTGTCCGGTGCGTTCTTAGCGGCATCCCAAAGTGCGCTGATGATGCCTGCACTTGATGAATCATCAAGGTACATTTCCACATTTAGTGTGGCGGTCTTGTCTACGGTCTTGTATGCGCGACCTGACAAAACTTCCAACACCTGCTGGTTGTTTTCCATTTCTAGGGTCACTGTTGATGCCTGGTCAGCGTATGACACCGAGTTGATGGTTAGTGTCAATGCGCGGCCTGTAATGTAAACGGCGGTCATTTCTTACCTCTCTTAATTGGTTGTAACCATCTCGATGTTGATCTGGCTGATAAGCATGTCGGCGTTGCCGATCTGCTGAACTGTCGGTTGCGACCATCCACCCAAAAACGCGATGTTCGTGGATAGTAGATCAGTCACTGACAAAATTA